AAGGATTAGATATTTATGTTCCAGGAAGCGGTATCAGATGTAGAACTGGAATATATTTAGATTTAACTAATACTACTTCAGTTACTATCGGCTACACTGGCTAGGAGTTTAAATGGCTAACACTACTTCTGGAACAACTACATTTGATAAAACTTTTTCTATTGATGAAATAATAGAAGATGCTTTTGAACGTATTGGTTTACAAGCTGTTTCAGGAAATCAATTAAGATCAGCAAGAAGATCTCTTAATATTCTATTTCAAGAATGGGGTAATAGAGGTATTCACTATTGGGAAATTGGAGAACTTGATTTAGATTTAATTCAAGGACAAGCAGAGTATAAATTTTTTAGATCAGCTGCAGATGGTACAAGTGCTGTTTCAAATCCAAATGGGATTTATGGAATATCCGATGTCCTTGAAGCACAATTAAGATCCAATAGAACTCAAACAACTCAATCAGATAGTCCAATGACTAAAGTTGATAGATCAACTTATGCAGGTTTTTCAAATAAACTTTCACAAGGAACACCTAATCAATATTGGGTTCAAAGATTTATTGATCATATAAGTATTAGCATTTATCCAACACCAGATTCTACTAATGCATCTAAAGACATGCATTTCTATTACATAAAAAGAATTCAAGATGTTGGAGATTATACAAACGCAACAGATATTCCATTTAGATTTGTTCCTTGTATGACTTCAGGTCTAGCTTTTTATCTTGCACAAAAATATCAACCACAATTAGTTCAACAAATGAAATTATACTACGAAGATGAATTAGCAAGAGCATTGCAAGAAGATGGTTCAGCTTCTAGTACATATATTACACCAAAAGCTTATTACCCAGGAACATAATGTCTAAATACGCAGTAGGTAAATATGCAAAAGCAATATCTGATAGATCAGGACTTGAATTTCCATATAGAGAAATGGTTAGAGAATGGAATGGTTCATTTGTGCATTACACAGAATACGAACCAAAGCAACCACAGTTAGAACCTAAACCAAATGGTGCTGATGGTATTGCATTACAAAATACTAGAACTGATAGAGTTGAACCTGCTACAACGGTAAGAATAGTAGATAATGGTTTTGAAACATATGAAGCAGGATCTAGTATTATAAATGTATTTTCACCTGGTCATGGTTTAACAGATAATACTGCATATAGATTTAGAGGACCACCAACTACTTCTGCAGGAAGTGGTTTTGTTTATGCTAATCCTGAAAGTTTTGATGGTATATCAGGATCTAATATTGCAAAAGCAGCTGGATACACAATAAGAACTGGAAAATATAAAGATGGTGCACGAGATGCATCAAATGATTATTTAGTAACTAATTTTTTCTTTTTTACAGTTGACACAAATACTGCTACAACAGGTAATATAAAAGGAGGAGGCTACGGTTGTTCCGTTGGGCCTATAACAATAAGCGCATGATAAATAAAATTTGGAATTGGATAAAAAATATTTTTAAACCTGAAAAACAGGACCCTCATCTTGAGATGTATGAAGAAACTGCAAAACAAAAAAAGATACGTTTAAAGCATAAAGGGGATATTAAATAATGGCTGGATTTACATACGCAACATTAACAACAGCGATTCAAAATTATACTGAAACAGATACAAATGTTTTAACTGCTACTATTACTGATCAGTTTATTGAAAACTCTGAACTTAGAATTTTAAGAGATGTACCAATTGATGCATATAAAAAACAATCTATTGGTAATTTAGTTACAGGACAAAATACAATTAACGTACCTGCTCAAACTTTATTTGTAAAAGGTGTACAAGTTTATGATTCAACATCAACTTCTACAGGTGCAAATACTTGGTTGGAGAAAAAAGACGAAACATATTTACAAGAATTTGAACCATCTACAGAATCAGCAGCTAGAGCTAAACCAAAATATTATGCTATGTTTGGTGGAGCAACAGGTATAACTGATACAACTTCAGGAAGATTATTTTTATCTCCTGCACCAGATGATACATATGTATTCAAAATTCATTATGAGGCTATTCCAACTGGTCTTTCTGGTTCAAATACAACAACTTACATAAGTCAATACTTTGGAAATGGATTATTATATGCTTGCTTAGTAGAGGCATTTTCTTATCTAAAAGGTCCAATAGATATGTTGACATTATATGAAAATAAATATAAACAAGAGGTACAAAAGTTTGCTGCAGAGCAACTTGGTAGACGTAAAAGAGACGATTATACTGACGGTACAGTTCGTATTAAAGTTCCTTCTCCGTCACCGTAATAGGAGATAAATTATGGCAATAACATCGGCAATATGTTCAAGTTTTAAACAAGAATTATTAGAAGGAAAGCATGACTTTCAAACTTCTGGTAATGGTGGTCATACTTTTAAAATAGCATTATTTACAAGTTCAGCATCTTTAGGTGCAGCAACAACTGACTATTCAACTTCAAACGAAATTACAAATACATCTGGATCAGCATACTCTGCTGGTGGTAAAGCATTAACAAACACAGGAGTTGGTTTAACTTCAACAACTGCGTTTACAGATTTTTCTGATATCTCATGGACATCAGCTTCATTCACTGCAAATGGTGCAATGATTTATAATACAACAACTGACGGTGGTTCAGGTACAACTGATGCTGTTTGTATTATCGCTTTTGGTTCTGATAAAACTGCAACTAACGGAACTTTTGAAATACAGTTTCCTGCAAACGATTCATCGAACGCAATCATAAGATTAGCATAGGAGTAGCCCATGTCTGGATGGGGACGATTCACCTGGGGCCAAGCCGAGTGGGGTGAGGACGAATTATTAGCTACAGGTTGGGGTGCAAAAGCCTGGGGTGCTGGAGAGTGGGGAGATCTTTCTGGTGAAGTAGTTCAGCCTACTGGTTTATCAATTACATCTACATTAAATCCTTCTGTTACAATTTCAGGTGATGCTTTAGTTGTAGTATCAGGTCAATCATTTAGTTCTACACTCGGAACAGTTTCAAATGTTATAAGTGTAACTGTTGATCCTAATGGTTTAGAAATGAATGACTTGCAAGGTACAGCTCAAGCAAGTATTTCAGTTACACCAACTATTACAGGTTTATCAGCTACCACAGCTATTGGTGTAATAGATCCAAATGATCAAACAGTTGGGTTATCTAGCTTTGAAATTACATCTACACAAGGAACAGCAGTTGCACCTAACGAAGATGTATCGGTTACAGGTCAAGAAATTACTTCTACACTTGGAAATCCTACAACTGTCAATGCAGTATTTATATCACCTACTGGATTTGAAATGTCAACCGCGCAAGGATCCGTGGTTGTACCTAATGATGCAGTAGCACCAACTGGATTACAAATAGATTCTGCAATAGGTTTCGTGGTCGGTGCTGGGTCAGTCAGTATCCCTGTTACAGGTATATCTATGAGTGCTTCTATAGGTACAATCGTAGATGTCCCTGATCAAATAATGGGATTAACAGGAGTATCATTTAGCGCTGCTATTGGTAGTGTAGATCCTAAAGATCAAGTAGTTGGATTACCAACATTTACATTAACCGCAACTGTTGGAGAACCATTTATCATACATTATCAAGATGTTGACACTGGCTCAAATACGGATTATAACGGTGTTTCAACAGGTTCGAATACTAATTATTCTAATGTTGCAACTGGATCAAATACAAGTTATAGTGACGCTGCATAGGAGATAAAAATTTATGGCATCAACATATACACCTCTCGGTATAGAAAAAATGGCTACTGGCGAAAACGCTGGTACATGGGGAACAAAAACAAATAATAATTTAGATCTTATTGAACAAATAACAGGTGGCTTTGCACAAGTATCTATTGCAGGTGGTGCACAAACTACAGCTTTAGATGTTGATGATGGTGCACTAACAGGAACAGCTCAACAAAGAATGATTGAGTTTACTGGAACAATTACAGGAAATCAAATTGTTACAATTCCAAATGATATTCAAACTTTTTACATTTTAAGAAATTCAACAACAGGTTCTTTTACAGTTCAGTTTAAATATGCAACTGGTTCAGGAGATACTTTTACTTTTGCAACAACAGACAAAGGTGATAAAATTGTTTTTGCAACAGCAAATGATGGAACTAATCCAGACATTGCAACTTTAGCAATTGGAACAGGTATAGCTGCAGTTGTTGATGATACAACTCCACAATTAGGTGGTGATCTTGATATGAATGGTCAAGATATTGTAACTACATCAAATGCAAATATAGATTTAAATCCAAATGGAAGTGGTGTTGTAAATTTAGTAGCTAACGCTACTAGAGCAGGTACTCTTAGATTTACTGAAGACACTGACGATGGATCAAATTACTTGGATTTAAAAGCAGGAGCAATGGGCTCTAATTTATCGTTTACTTTACCTACAGCAGATGGTACTAGTGGACAGGCAATAACTACTAATGGATCAGGAGCTTTGAGCTTTAATGATGCGGGAATTGGAATAGGAAAAGCTATTGCAATGGCAATCGTTTTCGGATAAAAGGAGTAAATTATGGCAAATCCAAATATAGTAAACGTAACAGATATTAGAGGAGAGTCGGTTGGCTGGAACTTAACAGCAACTACGACTACAACTTTGATGACTGTATCATCAGATAAATTAATTAAAATTAATAGAATGACAGTTGCAAACGTTGATGGAACAAATGCAGCAGATGTATCCGTTTTTATTGACACAAGTGTTCAAACATCTTCTGGTGCAACAGTTGCAAGTGGTGCTGCTGATGTTTACATTGCTAAAACAGTTTCTGTCCCAGCTGACGCAACGTTAGTATTAGTGGACACACCTATCTATTTAAGAGAAGGTGACATCCTTAAAGGTGGAGCTAGTGCTGCATCTGATTTAGACTTATTTATTTCATATGAAGTATTAGACGACGCTTAGGAGGTTTAAATTATGGCGCAAGGAAATGGCGGAATAATTGGACCAGTCAATACTACATCCTTTGGTAAAAATAAAGTTACATCAAAAACATCTTCAGGATGTGTTTCATTACAATCAGGAACAAGAGTTATTAAAACTGCTATTGTAGCAGGTGGTGGAGCTGGTGGAAGTAATCAAAAAGGTGGCGGTGGTGGAGCTGGTGGTTTAAGAAATATAGAAATTAATGCATCAGGAACTATTCCTGTAACTGTGGGTGGAGGTGGATCACCAGCTGGAACAAGTGGAGTTAATTCAAGTTTAATAGCTTGTGGAACTACTTATTCTTCAACAGGTGGTGGAGCAGGTGGAGCAAACGGTAGTCCCGCTGCAGGATCTCCAGGTGGTTCAGGTGGTGGTGGAGCTGCTAATCTTAATGGTACAGGTTGTGGTGGAACTGGTAATGCAGGAGGTTATAGTCCCGCTGAAGGTTTTCCAGGTGGATCAGATGTTTCTACTCCATCGGTTGCAGGTGGTTCTGCTGGTGGTGGAGGAGCAAGTCAAATTGGAGGTCCAGGAGGCACACCAACAGAGTCAGCTGGCGCAGGAGGTAATGGATTAGATGTAAGTCCTGATTATGGAAATATAGGTCCAACGTGTTCAGTTTTTGCTGGCGGCGGTGGTGGCGGAACTGAAAGCGCCTGTGGAACTTCAGGTGGAGCTGGCGGAGCTGGTGGCGGTGGAGCTGGTAAAATAACTAGATTTGATAATGGAGATGCTGGAACAGCAAACACTGGTGGTGGCGGTGGAGGTGGTGGACAAGATGGAAGTAGTGGTAGTGGTGGTTCAGGTATAGTTGTAGTAAAAGAATTAGATAAGGCTTCAGGAGTCTGGAGTCTTGATGCTCAATTAGAAGCATTGGAAGATGGCACATGGCCATCAAGAACAGTAGATTTAAATTACTTAGTCGTTGCTGGTGGTGGTAGTGGTGGTTTTAATAATGGTTTAGTAAATGGGTGTACTGATGGTGGTGGTGGTGCAGGAGGTTATAGAGCTTCTGGTTATGGCCCAAGTCCTTTACAAGGATCAGCACAAGAATTAAGTTTAGGAACATACGCAGTTACAGTTGGAGCTGGTGGAAGTAGTGGTTCTCCAGGAGGAGGTTCTACTAATGGAAACAATTCAAGTTTAGGAATAATAACATCAACAGGTGGTGGAGCAGGAGCTGGAAGTCCAGCTGCCCCTACTACATCTGGAAATCCAGGAGGGTCTGGAGGTGGTGGATCAAGAGTTGCTTCTTGTTCAACTGGAGGCTCAGGTAATGCTGGTTCCTTTGACCCACCTGAAGGTAATGCAGGGGGTAAAGGTGTAAATGCTAGTCCTGATGCTAATGACTTTGGTGGATCAGGAGGTGGAGCAACAGCTGCAGCATCTGATGGTGGTAATGGTGGAGCAGGTGCTCCTAACTCAATTACTGGTTCAGCTGTAACGTATGCAGGTGGAGGTGGTGGTTCATCTCGTAAATGTCAACCTGTAGGTAAATCAGGTGGAGCTGGTGGAGGGGGAGCAGGAGCAGGTAGTTCTACACCAGGTATTGCAGGAACTGTTAACACAGGTGGCGGTGGAGGTGGTGCAGGTGGTCAATGTACTCCAAACACGTCAGGAGCAGGTGGTTCAGGTATCGTGATCGCAAGAGCAAATGCAGGTCAAGGAGTTACATTATCAACGACTCCAGGTGGTTCAGTTTCTTATATAGCAAATGGTTGTGGATATGACCAGATTGCAAGTTTTACAGCATCAGGATGTTTAACAATCGCTGATGGAGATCCAACTATTGTTCAAGCAGATTATTTAGTAGTAGCTGGTGGAGGATCAGGTGGTAATCAACCAGCTCAAGGTGGAACAGGTGGAGGTGGTGCAGGAGGTTACAGAGCATCAGGTTATGGTCCTGCACCTTTACAAGGATCTTCATTATTTTTAAATCCAGGTTGTTTTTCAGTTACAATCGGAGCAGGTGGAGCAGCAGGCTCACCTTGTGGTTCAGGTAATGCAGGAAATAATTCAGTATTTAGTACAATAACATCTACTGGAGGTGGTAGAGGTGCAATTTATCCAGCGCCTTTATCAATCGGAGGAGATGGTGGATCTGGTGGTGGAGGTGGAGCAGTAGAAAATGGAGGACCTGCAGCAGGAGGTTCTGGTAATACACCACCAGTTGATCCTCCACAAGGAAATCCTGGAGGAACAACTTCAGGAACTGATCCAGGAGCTAACTCAAGTTCAGGTGGAGGTGGAGCTACAGCTTCTGGAAGTGCAGGAGGATCTAACGGTGGAAACGGTGGTGCAGGAGCACCAAATGATATTACAGGATCAACAACAAATTATGCTGGAGGTGGTGGAGGAGGTTCAAGATTTGGACCTGCTGGTGGAACAGGAGGAACAGGTGGTGGTGGACCTGGAGCTACAGGATGTGGAAATTCAGGAACTGCAGGAACAGCTAATACTGGAGGCGGTGGAGGTGGATCTGGCAGAGGTTCAGCTAATGGCGGAGCAGGTGGTTCAGGACTCGTAGTAGTACGTGTACCAGGTTCAACATGTGCAAGCGTTGCACCAGGAACTAATAGTATTGCAACATTACCAGCACCAGAAGGTGGCTGTAAAGTAGCATCATTTACTGTATCAGGAACGTTGACAATAAGTTAAATATAAAATATAAATATAATTTTTAAGGAGATAAAAATATGGCACATTTCGCAGAATTAAAAACAAAAGTAGATCCAACAGGATTCACAACTGATACTCATCAGGTTGTTGAAAGAGTTGTAGTTGTAGGAAATGACATCGCAGCTAATGGTGGAATTCTTGCAGATAATGATATGCACCAAGACGGTGAAACATGGTGTATCAATTTTTTCAAAGGTGGAATTTGGAAACAAACTTCTTACAATAATAATTTTAGAAAACAATATGCAGGAATCGGAATGATTTATGATCCTGTAAAAGATAAATTTTTATCACAACAACCTTTCGCATCTTGGTCATTAGATTCAAATGACGATTGGCAAGCACCAATAACTTATCCAACAGTTACAGAAGAAGGTGATGTAAGATACATAATTTCGTGGAACGAAACAAAATACAACGCTGACAACACACAAGGTTGGGAAGCAACAAAATCAAACGACGAATCGGAAACACCTACCAAATATAATTGGAATGGCACAGCTTGGGTGTCCGAATAGGAGACTCACATGGCCAGATCAAATGGCGGAATAATCGGTAAAACAAATAAAACTTCTTTCGGGAAGTGTACCGTTACATCACGAACTTCAAGCACACCTAGTGCAGTTACTACACAACCAGGTACAAGATTAATTGATACTCTTGTTGTTGCTGGAGGTGGAGGTGGTGGACCCGCAACTGGTGGTTCAGGTGGTGGTGGAGGTGCCGGTGGTGTTAGAACCATTACAAGTGTACCAGTTTGTGGTAATACAGCTTTAGGAGCAGTTACTATTGGTGGTGGAGGTGCTGCATTTACAGATGGATGTAATTCAAGTATTGTTATAGGAAGCACAACTTACACTTCTGAAGGAGGTGGAAAAGGTGGAAGAAGTTTTAGTTCTATTTCTCCTGGTCCAGGAGGTGATGGTAGTCCAGGTGGATCAGGTGGTGGTGGACAAGGTTATACTTGTGAAGTTATACCTAACTCAGGAGCAGGAAACACTCCTCCAGTAAGTCCCCCTCAAGGAAATCCTGGTGGTAGTGGAAGATTTTCTGCATCTTCTGCTTGTGCTCAAGCTGCTGGTGGAGGTGGTGGAGCTGGATCTGCTGGATCAGATGCTAATCAACCAAGCCCTACTTCTAGTAATGCTGGTGATGGTGGTGCTGGATTTACAAGTAATATAACAGGAAGTTGTGTCACTTATGGTGGTGGCGGCGGTGGTGGAAAAAGAACGTCTCCAGGATCTGCTGGAAGTGGTGGATCAGGTGGTGGTGGTCAAGGTGCTCAAGGACCAAATACTAGAAACGCAGGAACAGGATCCACTAACACTGGTGGTGGAGGTGGTGGAGGTGCAGAAGGACCTTCATCAAACGCTGGTGGATCAGGTGGATCAGGAATCGTAGTCGTAAAAGAATTAAACAAAGCAAGTGGTGTGTGGTCAATGCAAAGTCAATTTAGTGCCAAGCAACAAGGAACGTGGCCATTTTTAACAGCAAATCCATTTACAGCTTCTACATTAATTGTAGCAGGTGGTGGTGGAGGTGGCGGATGGGCTGGCGGTGGTGGAGGTGGTGCTGGTGGTTTAAGAAATT